GGTAAATAATGGTAAATGGTTACAAGAACAATATGACACAAAGCCGAAAAGCCCTCTTGAAGACTTTATTGATTTCGGAGATAGCACGAAAACGAGTGACTTGTATTTGTGTCCAAGTGAAGAATTGGATAAACAACACAACTTTATTGCAAAGTACGAAAATAAAGTCGACGCTGTTTTGTTTAGTCCTCCATACTTTGACTTAGAAATTTACCCAAGTGATGATCAAAGTTTTGAAAGCTATCCAAATTACGAAGATTGGTTAGTTGGATATTGGGAAGAAACCGTCAAACTTTGCAAGGCAGTAATGAAACCAAATGCAAAGTTTGGATTTGTGATCAGTAACTATCGCACTAAAGGCAAAGAAGAACGCACCATTTCGCAAGATATGAAAGCTGTGGCCGAACGGCATTTGACATTCAATAAGCATTATAAAGTTCGCTGGAGCGCCCAAGGTGGAAGTAGACAAGCGAAGAAAACCAGAGATGGCAACTTTGAGGATTTGTGGGTATTTACTTTATAAATTTGGTTGAATATGCCCAATGTTTTTGTATAAATAGTAGCACTATTTAGGAAAATTTAATGCAATATATGATTAAACTATTTACATGAATTAAATGATATGATATGGGATGTATATGGAAAACTTCAAATCATATATTACCGAAAAGAAAAATACCCATATGACGCATATCGAAGATATGGTCATTTACGGTGGTGTTAATGGAACACGCGAAGCAATCATGGCTCTCCGAGAGTTAAGGGATATGCTTCAAGGGCAGAAGGAGGGAAAAGTCAGTGTTAAATGGGATGGTGCTCCTGCTATTTTTGCTGGTATTGATCCGAGCGACGGTGAGTTTTTTGTTGCTAAAAAAGGAATATTCAACAAAAGTCCTAAAGTCTACAAATCAACAGATGATGTTGATGCTGATACTTCTGGCGATCTTGCAGATAAACTTAAATTGGCATTACATTACTTGCCAGAGTTGGGAATTAAGAATGTGGTACAAGGCGACTTTCTATATGGTTCAAGAGATTTGTCCACAAACACCATAAAGGGAAAGAAATATCTCACATTTCATCCAAATACTCTCATATATGCTGTTCCCGCAGGTACGCCAATGGCGAAAGATATCGCATCGAAGAAATTGGGGATTGTCTGGCACACGACATATACAGGATCATCATTCGAATCAATGAAAGCTTCTTATGGTGTTGATATAAGCAAATTCAAAAAGTCTAAAAATGTTTGGTCGCAAGATGCAATGCTTACCGATTATAGCAATCTCACTATGAGCAAAAACGATACGGATGAAGTCAATCAATCCCTATCCGATGCTGGTAAGATTTTTAATCAAATTTCAGGCACCACGCTAAAAGAACTTGAATCAAACCAAGAACTCGCTAGGCTCATTGAAATGTATGGCAACACATTTGTCAGACAAGGCGCGATTATCAAAGACACTGGCAAGCATGTGGTCGACTTGATTGATTGGATACGAAATAGATTTCAAAAGGAAAGTGATAATCTCAAAACAGAAAAGGGCAAGGCTGGAAAGCAATCCAAACTCGATTCAATCTTGAATTTCTTTTCTAATGATAACAAAAAAAGCCTAAAATTGTTGTTTGATTTGCAGAAATTGATCGTTTTTGCAAAATTAAAACTTATAAATATACTTAATAGATTATCTAATGTCGATACTTTCGTAAAAACTCGCCACGGTTATAAGACAACTGGACACGAGGGATATGTTGCTATTGACAAACTTGGTGGTGACGCGGTAAAGATTGTTGACAGAATGGAATTTTCTTACAACAACTTTTCGCCTGAAATTTTAAAAGGCTGGGACAAACTTAGCCGCTAATGGGAAAAACCGAATGCTAACATTTAAAGATATGTTTCCTGAGGGAATCGAATATCGCCCGGGTGAAGACACACTCACAAACTATAGAGCAATGCGTAGGCGTCGCGGTGTGTATAGCACAGGCGAAGGCGGACCTATAGGCGAATCCACTGATGTTGATGAGGCTCTATCTGTAGCATCTCGCATCAAGTTGGGCCGAAGCCTTAGACGAAATAAAGCTAAAATCGCACTAGGCAGAGCCAGAGCATCGCGCAAGTTTGCTTCAAAAGAAACTCTTGAAAAACGCGCTCGTAAAGCCGCCCGAAATGTATTTTATAAGAAACTCACAAAAAATACACCTAAAGAAGATTTGAGTCCACAAAGAAAAGCCGAACTAGAAAAACGCCTAAATACTCCTGCATTCAAGAATAGAATTGCGCGATCCGCGAAGAAGATGATCAAGGATGTGCGTAAGAAGGAAATGGAAAGAAAGCGTAAGTAATGATTGGCTCATTTAAACAATATTTGGTAGAAGAAGAAAAAACGGTCTTCTTTTCGTTCGGTAGAATGAATCCGCCAACTATCGGTCACGAAAAATTACTAGACAAGATGGCTGCAACTGCGGGCAAGAACCCATATAGAATGTATTTGTCTCATTCATCGGAACCTAAAAAGAACCCATTAGATTACAAAACTAAGGTTCTGTTTGCACGAAAAATGTTCCCGCGTCACGCGCGTAACATCCTATCTACACCTAAAACTAAACTCATTATGGATGTTATGGTGTCCATATATGACGAAGGCTTTCGCAAAGTAGTTATGGTTGTTGGTTCAGATAGAGTGAATGAATTCAACGCACTTCTTAATTTATATAATGGCGAAAAAAGAAGCCACGGTTTCTACAACTTTATGAGTATCAAAGTCGTCTCGGCTGGTGATCGCGATCCCGATGCTGTTGATGCTTCAGGAATGTCTGCTTCTAAGATGAGATCAGCGGCATCTGAAAATGATTTTACTTCATTTGCCCAAGGGCTTCCTAGAAAATTATCAAACGCAGATTCAAAGGCACTATTCAATGCGGTTCGCAAAGGAATGGGTCTTAAAGAAGAAACCAATTTCAAACGACACATCACACTAGAATCAGTTTCTGATATTAGAGAATCCTATGTTGATGGTAAATTGTTTGCCATTGGCGACAAAGTTGTTGTTAAAGAAAATGGTGAGATCGGTATTGTAAAGGAACTTGGTTCCAACTATGTTCTAATCGAATCAAAGGCGAATAAGTATCGCAAATGGCTTGATGCTGTTGAAAAAATTGATCAACCAGCTATTGAATATGAAGTTGCTCCGTTTTCGGTTGCCCTACAAGAAAAAAGCATGTATTCTAAAACTCCAGATTGGGGAACACCAGAATCTACAAAGAAAGCCAAGGGAATAACCCCGGGCGAAGAATCTGGACAAATCGAAGAAGTGGATACAAAGAAATTAACATTTGTTGATATTGCTAATGCTCGAATCGCGCGTGAAAAGGCTTCTGATGCCAAGCGTCACGATGGAATGATAGATAGAGCAAGAAGCAAGCAAACAAAAAATAAAAATAGAGAGACTAAGCCAAATGAATGATTTCCACAAATACCGCCAAACGCTTCAAGAAAAAATGAATTTGCTGGACGACATCCGCGATGATGTTCAAGAAACTGAATCTGTAGATGAAGCGTTTGGCAATCGCAATCTACAACTCATTAATAAGATCAAAAATTCTGGTGTTGTGAAAAGTGGTTCTATGGCGAAAGATAATCCGAAAGATACCAATGACGCCAAAAAAGAGGGTCTTGATATTGAAGAAATTTCTCTCGATCACCTCAAAAAACAAATCACTGCGTCTGGCTTAAAGTCCACTAAGAAGGCGAATAGGTTCGATAAGACAAAGAACGATCTTGCTGCGATGAAAAAGCGCTTTGATTCCAAAAAGCCAATGACTCTCGCAAAGGAAGCAAAGGAAGCATATAAACTTCACCATAAAACCTTTTCGGGTGCTGTTCAAACAGCAAAGGTTGAAGTTGAAAAACGCGGTTATGAAGTCGATGTGGATGATTGGGATACCAAAATCGCAAGTGGTCCAAGAAAACCATCTTCGGGTAAAACTAATAGTTATTCTATCAAATTATCTAAAAACGGTAAGCCTTCGAAACAAGCGCTACAAATCCAAGTCTATAATATGGACAACAAAGCATATGAATTGAATATGTATGTTGGTTGATAAGGTTCACATAAATATAGATAAGGTTAATTGACAATATGCCCGCGAATCAATCAGATCGCCTATTGCGAATCGAAGAAAAGATAGATAAGTTGTCTGAAGCAATGATTGCCATTGCTCGGACAGAAGAAAAACTTGTTAGTATGGAACAAAAATATTCTGCTCAATATGATCGCATGAATAGATTTTCCGAAAAGCTTGATGTTATCGACAAAGTAGTAAATGATAATGCACAAAGTGTATATACGACCAACAAGCTATTTTGGATAGCTATAATCGCTGTGGCAGGTGCCATCGCCACTAATATTCTTATTTAAGGAAAAACAATGAACTATAAAGAAATTCTAGCGATGGCTGCTGCATACAAAGAAGTAGCTGAAGGCAAAGCAAGCAAAGCGAAATCATTAGTACCAGAAGATTTAGAAGAAAAGAAAGACCCTTGCTGGACCGGACACGAACGAGTACCTGGCACTACAGAAGGCGAGCCAGGTTCTTGTCGCAAAAAGGGAACAACCAAAGAAGACGCGTCAAACGATAAGTCTGATGATGGCGAAGGCTTAGATAAAGTCGACGCAAAGGCAAACAAAAAGAAATTTGCTGATCGTAAAGACAAAGACATTGATAATGACGGCGATACAGATTCAAGTGATGAATTTTTGCACAAGCGTCGGAAAGCTATTTCCAAGTCCATGAAAAGGGGCAACAAGGCAGAAGTCGAAACAGAAACACAAGAATCCACAAACCTTGGCGAAAAATTGACCGCCAAACAATATATGGATTACGACAAGCCAGAAAATGTTGCCAAACGCGCTGCTGCTAGAAAAGCTGGCGGCATGAAGCCTAACGCTACTGGCAAAGCTATTCTTAACAAAGAAGAAGTTGAACTAGACGAAGCGCCTCGTAGAAAAGGCGCACCTAAGATAACAGGCGACTATGTTGCAATTCAACGTGCAAAAGATGCCGCTCATAATGCAGCAATGGGTCGCACTAAGACAGGGCGTAAGAAACCAGTACGCACAATGACTTCTACACAAAGATCGTTGGCTTCTATGCGAGAAAATGATGAATCTGTTGTAGAAATGACCACTGCACAAAAAAACAAGTTTGATGTGTTGTATAAAAAAATGGATGGTGGTCCAGAGCATAAGGCATTGATGTCAAAGTTTGGCAACCCTGTGAAAGCCAATGACGCCTTCCATTCATTGGTAATGAAAAAAGTGATGAATGAAGAAAATATTGATGAATCTCAGAATCACGGTAACATGGATAATGGTTCACCTCAAGGCGAAGGACTATCTCCTTCCGCAAAGAAAGAACTTGCTAAGAAAACGCCTATGCTACCTGCGACAGATGAACCTGCGGTAACTGCTCTTAATTTCAAGACATTTAAGGCGATGACCAAAAAAGCTGCAATGCGTTCTGGTGATAACGACAATGGTGATAAAAAAGCTAAAGTCTCTGAAGCTGTCGAAAAACTTGAAGAACTTACTGCTGAAGAAAAGAAATTGATTAATACCTTGTATAACAAAGATGGAACGCTTACCCCTATGGGCAAGAAAATCATTGTTAAAGAAGACCTTGATCTTGAAGAAGCAAAGCGTCCTGTCACACAAGACGCTGTAATGAAGCTTTTGAGGAAACGCGGCCAGAACGAAAAAGATGCACAAAAAATGATTGATGCAGAATTCGATGTATCCGTAAAAAACCGTAAAGATGCAACCGCATCTCAAATCATAAAAGCTATGGATGCCACATATGGCTCTAACGGCGTTGAAAGATAATAGGAAATAATAATGACTATTAAAGCACCAAACTTCTGTAAAGACGCGGTGCCAACCTCTAAGGGTTGGCACCACGCCAAAACAGGCGAACTTTTGAAATCAACACGCATTAGTCAAGCAGACATTGATGACTTCCACGGCGTTGTTGTTGAAGCGACTGTAGTACCCGTTCCACTAATGGACTGGCCAATTTGTCCGACCTGCGACGAAAATGGCAATTGTACTTGTGATGATGAAATCGCTATAGATACTACTAATGACCTTGAATCTATGAGCAAAAAACAACTCGAAGATTTTGCCAGAAGTGAAGGCGTTGAACTTGATCGCAGAATGTCTAAGAAAAAACTACTCGCACAGGCATTTTCCCTATTGAAAAGATAATAACGAGTTGACAGTGTATAAATGCAGTTCTATGTTGTATGTGTAAGTTAAACAAATAGAGGTGAACTACAAATGAATATTCAACAACTAAGAGATATCCAACTAGCAAACGTTCTCATGTATGACTATCCAGACTTTTGTGATGCGTATGTAGAGTCAGCAACATTTAACGGCGTAGAACTAACAGAAGAACAATTAGATACATTAAACGATCTTTATGACACTAGATCATATGTCAACGAAAATGCTTACGAATCATTAATGTAATGATATGAAATGAAATTTACAACCGCAGGAAACTATATGCGTGCCAAGCCACAAGAAGATTTTGCCAGAAGTGAAGGCGTTGAATCTGATCGCGGAATGTCTAAGAAAAAACTACTCGCGTAAGTATTTTCCCTACTGAAGAGATAATAACAATATGAATAATGATGAGTTGCTAGAAGAAGATTTGGTAAAATTTGCTGTAAAGCACTACTACTCTCCTTTAGGTAGAATTGATCCAGATGAATTTTATGATGATTTGAAAAGATTTAAATATGTCAAGCGTCTCGTTAATAGGTATCTGGAAACAGGTGATATTTCCGAACGCTTGATACTAAATCATCTTATCATTATTTTTAATGTGTTTGGCAACTATGGCAGTATTCGTATATTGGGTTTGAAATTGACAAAGGATCAATGGTCAGTTACAAAACCATTCTTACAATTTCTGAACTATGTGAGAGAAAGTCAACTATCTGATATTGAATCAGACAAAACAGTCGAAGAAAAACTAAAGAGGCTATAATGGGTATTATTAAAAGAGCGGGTGATTTAGTCTATACCTTTAGATTCCTCACACTATTGACAACACCGTTTGATAAATCGAAAGCGTTTGAATCTGGCATCATTGATGCTGATGGGAAACGAAACAAAGATTTCAATACAAATACAATAGAAGACCGTGACGCGTTTAAGAATTTCTATACGCCTTTTCATAGACTTGTTTTTAATGTAAAAAGGCTTATGGCAAAGGCCCCTGGTGGCAAAACTCGTGTGGCTTCATATGCCGCTGCACTATATCTCATCAAAGAAAACTATAATGTGTCTGAAAAAAAGATTCTAAAGGGTCTAGCTGATATTGGTATCGACCCGACAGACTTGCTTGTTGAGGAAAACCAGTGGTTCGTGCTAGAAAGCGGACAACTATCTCCAGGCGTCTATATCTTACAAGACGAAAAGATTATTGAAAATGTCGATATTGTGGTTGCGAAAGGATCGAAAATTAAAGTTTCTCCTGATGCATTCCCAATTGGCAATCTATTTGGTATAAATATCTACGAAGCAACACATATTAGAACAAACAAAACAATTTATATAACATCAACGGAGATTGTTAGATGACATGTGAAAATTGCGTTGAATGGGGATCGGCATTTTGCAAAGAATGTTTAGATAAACAACAAAAAGAAAAGAAGTCCAAATGAGTAGTCTCGACAAAAAACAATTAGATGCCCTTGAACGGGTTCTCGATAAAGTATTTGCTAAGATTGGTATGGATATTGAATTCACGCGTCACTTCTTTGACAGAGTAAATGATCCTAGAAATAAAGATCAAATCACGGTAAAAGAACTTGCAATGTTGTTCAAAAAAGAGTTTATTAAATACGGTAAGCCTATTTCAAAGTTGCCAAAGGGTTCAGAAGCAGTTATGACTGATATGGCGTCTGATATCAACATTCCTTTCGTGTTGAAGTGGGATGAAAATAAAAAAGAACTTGAATTGGTTGCAAAGACAGTAATGCGCAAGCCAAACTTCAAAACACCTGACAAGAAATATACTGTTGAAGAAATTGGCAATACCACGGCATCCGCTGGCATTCCAACCGATACAAAGAATATGGGACCGCGTTTCAAGGCAGTTAATGTCACTGACAAGCGCAGGCGTAAAGACAAACATCCCGTCATCCTAAAGAGATTTAGAAGCTATTTGGATGATCAAAAATGATGAAACTTTATATATTCTTTTTCATTTTCATGTTAGTTAGTTCGCTATCAGGTGGTGTATATTGGTACTACACATCAACACAAGCAACCATTGCTTTGTTAAGAGAAAATAATGTAAAACTCAAATCCGCTGCGGAAATGCTTCAAGCCACTGTTGATAATATGGCAGCAAATCAAGCGTTGAACGAAGAATTGAATAGAGAACTTACAGCAAATCTTCAAAAAGCCACTGGTAAATTGGATTCATTGAGAAAAAGATTTAGCCAAATTGATATTGTTCGTGAGGCTCAAACTGATCCTGACGGATTCGCCATTCGGATTAACAGAGCAATTGACAGATTGCGAGAGGAACTAAGAGATGAAACCACTACTATTGTTGATCCCGATCCTACTGATATTGAGTAGTTGCGGAAAGTCTATAGACAAAGAAATCATTACTCAAACCAAGTTTACTGAACGCAACATCCCTATTCAAGAACATCCGAAGCCAATTGATTTTCCAGACACTGAATGGTTCGTTGTTTCTGAAGAAAACTTTGACGCTGCGATGGAGCGTATTAAAGAACATGGTGGGTCTATAACATTTATGGCAATGACCCCAAAGGGTTATGAAAATCTTGCTGTTGGCGTAGGTGATCTACGCAGGTATATTCTACAACAAAAAGAAATCATAGCATACTATGAAAAGGCTATCACAGGTCCGCCTAAAAAAGAATAGCACATATTGTAAAATAAATGTGATAATATACGAAATATAGCCTTTACAACCTCTTGGTTTTTATATATAATATCACCAAGTAGAAAACAATAAAAACATTAATATAGAGCGACTAGCCCAGAAATTTTGTTTTCTGAGGCCGATTTTTAGTCGCGTACTCATCGGAGAAATAGATGCTATTTGACGAACAAGTCTCAAGAAAGCCTGACCTATACCCTTGGACCAAAGATTTTATTGAAGCCATTTGGGCAGGCTTTTGGACACCAGAAGAATTCAATTTCACATCTGATTATAGTCAATTCAAAACAGACATGAATGACCAAGAACGCCAAATCTTGGTTCGCGCACTTTCTGCTATTGGGCAAATCGAAGTAGCTGTCAAAACCTTTTGGTCAAACCTTGGCGACAATCTACCACATCCGTCATTGCGTGACCTTGGCTATGCTATGGGCAATTCAGAAGTCATCCACAACATGGCATATGAAAAGTTGCTTGATGTGCTGCAACTAAATGATGTGTTTGAAGAAAACTTGAAAAATCCAATCGTAAGTGGGCGCGTGGATTACTTAAGAAAATATCTTAAGGATGTATATGCAGACGATAAAAAGCAATACATTTACGCCATCACCCTTTTCACATTGTTTGTAGAAAATGTGTCGCTGTTTAGTCAGTTCTATATCATACTACATATGAACAAGAACAAAGCAATCTTGAAAGACACCGCACAACAGGTCAAGTACACAAGAAACGAAGAAATGCTTCACGCACAAGTTGGCATTAAACTGATCAACACATTGCGCGAAGAATATCCAGAATTGTTTGACGCGGAACTAGAAGCGCGTATCAAAGAAGAATGTGCCGAATCAATCAAATGTGAATCCGAAGTAATTCGTTGGATCATGGATGGATACGAACAAGAAGGATTGAATAGCGAAATCTTGATCGAATTCATTAAAAAGCGCATGGCGTCTTCTTTGGATCAGATTGGCTTTCAACACGATGTGACATACGATGAAGAACTGATTAAAGAAACTAAATGGTTCGACGAAGGACTATATGGCACTAACATGGTCGATTTCTTTAATGGCCGACCAGTCGATTATGCCCGTGGTCAAGGCATTTCAGCAGACGATTTATTTTAAGGACATATGATGGCATTCGAATGGCTAAACGACGACTCACGCACTTTCCTAAGTCGTGGATATTTGCAACCCGGAACAACAGCGGAAGAACGAATTCGCAAAATTGCTGATGCGGCTGAAGAAATTTTAGACAGGGATGGGTTTTCTGATAAGTTCTATGACTATATGAGTAGAGGCTTTTACAGTCTATCTTCTCCAGTGTGGTCAAACTTCGGTGAAGAAACAGGATTGCCCATTTCTTGCAACGGCGTATATGTGGATGATTCTATCGAAGAAATTCTACAAAAAGTCGCTGAAGTGGGCGTACAAACAAAGTTGGGGGCAGGCACATCAGGTTACTTTGGTGATATTCGCCCGCGTGGTAGTAAAATTAAAGGTGGGGGAAAAGCAGATGGTCCTGTTCATTATTTGCGTTTGTATGATACTGGCACTGATGTTATCTCTCAGGGGACGACCAGACGCGGTGCTTTTGCCGGTTATCTTAATATTGATCACAACGATATTCTTGAATTTCTAGAAATACGCGAACCCGGTGCGCCAATTCAAAACATCTCACTAGGCGTTACTATTCCCGACTATTGGATGGAAGAAATGATCGCGGGGGATGTGACTAAACGCACGATTTGGGCAACGGTATTGCGTAAGCGTAAAGAGACTGGCTATCCCTATCTACTATTTTCAGACACAGTTAATGACAACAAGCCACAAGTTCTTAAAGACAAAAACATTCCGATTTGGGCATCTAATCTTTGTTCAGAAATTTGCTTGCCGTCAAGCATTGATTGGACATTCGTTTGCAACTTGTCGTCTTTGAACCTTGCGACATATGATGAATGGAAGAACACCGACGCTGTTGAAGTTCTCACTTGGTTCCTAGACGCAGTTATGGAAGAATATATCACAAAAACCAAGGGTGTTCGGTTTA